ACAGTTTGCGTTACTCAGTCAGACGCAACAACTTCATTCGTCTGTTGATATAGGTTCTATATCTGAACTCAGAGGCAATGCACAAGTCTTAAGAGACAAACCTTATGGTGCTGAACTAGAGTTTAACATCCAACAAATGGATGATGTCCGCACAGAGGCGGGCAGAGTTGCTATTACTTTTGAAGATAATTCTACAGTTAAATTAACTGAACATTCCAAGTTAGTTATAGATGAATATATCTATGACCCTGACCCATCAAAATCAAAAATGGCACTTAAGTTTGCTAGTGGTACAGCACGTTTTATTACAGGCAAGTTTAATAATAAAAGCAATATATCTATTAAGACACCTACTGCTGATATAGCTATTAGGGGTACAGACTTTACTTGTACAGTAGATGAACTAGGTAGAAGTCTAGTTATATTGTTGCCTGATGAGAATGGTATATCTAGTGGCGAGATAGTTGTAGCTACAGCTATGGGTAGCGTTACATTAAACAAACCTTATCAAGCTACCACAGTATCTGTATATGAAAACAATCCTACTAAACCTGTTACGTTAGATATATCACTAGACTTAATAGATAACATGTTGATTGTTAATCCTCCGCAAGAAACAGAACAATCAATAGAGGAAACAAGAACACAATCATCTGTAGATTATTTAGAGTTTGATGATCTTGATATAGATTATTTGAATGAAGATTTTCTTGATGCAGAGGCAGACCTTGAGTTTACAGAACTAGATGTAAACTATTTAGATGTAAATTTTTTAGAAGATTTACTTAATGTATTAGATGCACTAGCTATATCTAAAGAAGAAGATCAATTAAAACAAGGCGGTGTAGGTATTCGTATAGTTGGTACAGAAATAGGACAAGATAAAGATACACAGATTACAACTATAGTTACAGGGCAGACTATAAGTTTAAACAGAACAGTAAATCAAAGTGCAAGATTAAATCTTGATGGTTCTAATAGTTATACGATTATACTTATACAAGATGGTGTTGCTAATACAGTTAAGATTAATGGTGGTTCATCTACAACAATAACAATTAAACAAGGGTCAGGATGAAGAAGAGTATTATATTTATAGGTTTATTTATTACGCTAGGTTCAATATATATTTATCAACCTGTAGCCTATGAAATATTAAAACTAAAAACCTTTGATGCTTTTGTAGAAGAGAAAGAACCTTCAGGATATTTTACTGTACTTAATATAACTGAAGATGATATAACTAACGAGGGCGGTTATCCTTTACCAAGACAGAGGTTAAGTGAGATACAAGCGCAGTTGTTAGAAAATGGTGCTTCTGGTATTGGCTGGGTAATCGCCTTCCCACAGCCAGACAGATTCGGTGGTGATGTAAAGTTTAAACAATCTTTAGAGCAGGCTGCGTCCGTGTTGGCAATGTTTGAAGGTAACAATGGTTTATATCCTCCCACTACTGGTACTGTAATATTGGGTGATGATATAGGCGGGATGCAAATAGAAGGTGTGATCCAGAACATTGATATGTTTAAACAATCAGCAGCGCAGGGTTTGGCTGTAGCCCGGACCGATGTAGATAATCTTATACGTAGACTTCCTTTGTTAATGCGTACACCTGATGGATGGACACCAGCTTACGGAACAGAAGTATTAAAGATACTGGCTGGTGCAGATACTTATGTTATTAAAACAAATGATAATGGATTAGAAGAGATACGAGTTAGAGGTTTGCCACCTGTGCCTGTAGATTCTTTAGGTCGTAAGTGGATTAGTTGGGTTGATACACCTCAGACAGACTTAGCTACTATGAATGTACAAGATAAGTTTGTGTTCATAGGTTTTACAGCTAAAGGTATTATGCCTCAGTTAGCTACGCCTATAGGATTATTAGAACCACATAAAATACAAGCAAGCTTAGCTGAAAGTATACTCATACAAGACAGTCCTTACATACCTGACTACGCTCTAGCACTAGAGATATTATTGTTTATTGCCTCTGTCGTATTTGTTTGGCTTGTATTAAACGTATTTGGTATTACTTTAGGGATATCATCCTTTGTTATAGTTTTTGCTTCTACGGCTTTCTATGGCGTTTATACGATACAAAGTGGTATATTAATAGATGTAACTTGGGCATTAATATCACAATTTATTACTGCAAGTGTTGCCTTCTACTTAAGATTTAGAGAACAATACAAGTTGAGACAACAAATAAAGAAACAATTTGAACATTACTTAGACCCAAGACAGGTTAAAGAATTACAAAAAAATCCTAGCTTGTTAAAGTTAGGGGGAGAAAAACGATATGCTACCTTTTTATTTACTGATGTTAGGGGATTCACATCTATGTCAGAGTCTCTTGAACCGGAAGACGTTACCTACATTATGAATAAAGCTTTGACTGCACAACAAAGTGCAGTGCAAAAACATGGTGGTATGGTAGACAAGTATATAGGTGATGCAATGATGGCAATATTTAATGCACCTATAGATCAAGACTTTCACGAAAACAAAGCTATAGATTGTGCTGTAGATATCCAGCGTAACATGGAAAGTTTAAACGTAGAGTTAGCGGACCGGGGTATCCCGGCTGTAGCTATTGGTATAGGTATAAACACAGGTTATGCTGTAGTAGGAAACATGGGTAGTGAATCTAGGTTTGATTACACAGCTATTGGTGATGCTGTAAATATAGGAGCAAGACTAGAAAGCGGCACAAAAGAAGCTGGCGTTGATGTGTTAATAGGATATAACACTGCTATAAAGAGTGATTATGAGTTAAGATTATTAGAACCTTTACATGTAAAAGGTAAGGAGAAAGCATTAGATGTTTACACACTATAAAAAATTGGCTGCGCCCGCACGTGGTGGTGAAGATGTTTAAAATAAGTGTCGGACTTGCAATCGCTCTGGTCTTATCTGGTATATGGATATGGAGTTTAAACGCAACTATAACGCAGCTTCAGGCAAATCAGATCGTACTAGAAACTGAAGTCGCTAAACAGAATGAGCAAATAAAAAAGAATTTGGAACAGCAAGCGCAGACTTATGCGCAGATAGACAGCTTAACAAAGAAGAATCAGGAGTCCATGCGTGAAGTAAACGCACTCAAGCAGACATTCGCTAAGCATGACTTGGATAATCTTGCCCTAGCAAAACCCAAGATGATAGAAACTAGAGTCAATAGAGCGAGCAAGAGAGTGTTCGATGACCTAGTTAAGATCACTAACCCTACACAATTTGATGAGACAGATGAAGAAACTAGCAATACTGATTAGCTTTTGCCTGTTGGCAAGTGGATGTTCGTTGATGAGACAGGCAGTCAAGCCTATAGAAGTGGTCAACATAGAGGAAAGACCGCCTATGTTTCACCCTCCATTGCCTATGGAAATGCAGATGATGGAGTTCGATTGGGAGGTTCTAACGCCTGAAATCATGCAAGAGTACCTCACCCTTGTCGAAGAAGGTAAAGCACCTAGACAGGCTTATTATGCGCTTACAACGAAGGATTATGAGAACATCAGCAACAACATGGCTGAGATCAAGAGATACACAAGGGATATCCTTGCCATCGTAGAATACTACAGAGACTTAGACGAGTAGATTACTTTGTTCTCCATATCCTGTAACCATTAGGAGAAGGCTCTTCGGTCATTCTTACTGTAACTGACCAACCCAAACGTATCATTGCATGTCTATATCTTTCAGAATCTTTTTTTGTGTTAACCCATATAGAGTCACCCACTTCCATCTTCTCAATGTCTTTTCTAGTTTCTGACCTTGCTTTTTGTATTGGTATATCTTTATCTATTTTCATTTGTTTTCCTATGTTGCTTTTGCTTTTGGATAAGGCATGATTGGGTAATTAAGATTGGCTTTAGCTTTTTTTGTAAAAGATTTATCTCCCACAAATATTACATATCTGTGTTTTAAAGACCTTAATCTGTAACCTACATCATCACCATATTCTTCCTCCATTTGTTTGTAAGTTTTGCCTCTGTATGTAGCATGATGCAGATGTGGTTTCGACTTTAAATAAATTTCTTTAATAGGTTTAGTAATACCTGTGTATAAAAAATTTGTGGCTTGATACACAATACCTACATGACCTTGTGTTGAGTCTGCATAACTAACAACAATTTTGTTGCCTAACTTCTTTAAAGAATTGCCTACTAAAAAAGACGCTTCGTTCTTGTTGTTATTTTTTAAAACCAATCTATTCAACTCTATAACATCTTTTTTAAAATGCTCTCCACATACTCCTTTGAGTAGCGTGTGTGATGGTGGTATTCCATAACTACATATACCTAATAAATCTTTATCAGAATAAAGACCATAAGCAATTTGTAGTGGTGGCATCCTCTTTGCGTAATGAATATCTAATATAAAAGGTTTTGTTTCTTCATAAGAAACTTTTTTAATTTCATATTTTTCTTTCACTACCTTCCTACTGCTTGCATAAATTCGTTTATATGCTCAGTTAATTTAGTTTGACCTTCTTTGTTTTCTTTTAAATCTTTACGACTCAAAACACCACAGACATTTCTGATTACCTCAGATGCATATGTCTCATCGTTTTCTTCTGACTCGTCCACAGAGTACAACTGCATCCATCGTTCAGAGTTTAAACGTACCCAGCTTATGTAGCTGGGGTCACGGCATATCAAACATGCTCGTTTAAATGCACGTTCACCTATGGTTACTTCTTCAGGTATCACAGGGTAATCAGTTTCATCTTCCATCCTGACAATACCCAACATATACCTAGCACCTATCTGACTAACAGATAATTCTTGCGTAAGTAACTTAGGCACATCATCAGGATGTATAAGGAAAGAAACTACTGTACCCTCCCTTGTCTGCCTGTATGCGTGTTTCTTTGCCTCAACACCTTGTAAGGCTTTCTCAAGTACATCTTTACCTACTGTCATATTGCACTCCTAATAATATCTAATTTCAAAGATTATTCTTTCAACAGTCGGCATCCATACAAGACCAAGCCATAAGGTGAATAAAACCAAGCCTGTAATAAATACCACTTTGATTAAGTTAAACCAACTAGACTGTAAGTAATCTATTGCATCACTTATTTTGTTAAACACTCGTTCTCTTTTCTGTATTTTCTTTTTAGGTCTACCCATTTATTTCTCCTACTTATTAATAAATTTTAATATCTCAACATCAGCTAAGATTGCATTAGCTACTACTAAGATTGCAAAGGACAGTAAGAATATGACAAACAAAACAAAGACTATGATGGCTACACCAACCCATTTCATTTCTTTTTCTAATTCTTTTTCAAATATCTTTTCTTCAAATTCTTCTTCAAATACTTTTTTCAAAGCCATAAGCCTATTTCCAATTCATTAATGTCATGTAACACATCATCAGGCAAGAAGTAAGCGTGTCTGTTCGTACCCTGTGGGTCACTCCAATACTTCTTATCCTTGCCATCAGCACCCATAATCCACCCCTTGATATAGAACTCAGGGGGATTTGCATATACAAGCACGTAAGGTCTATCGTCCTTATCGTCATCATGTAGTATCAATCGTTTCTTACTGTGATCTACTGTGCGTACTTGTAACTTCTGCACATCATCCGCTTGATAGTCACCAAGCGAACCACTCCACCATAAGCCACCCCACTTGGCAACACAAGCCTCGCCCATAGTGCCATAGATATTGATCGCCCATGCGGTCATGTCTTTAGGCGCACCATACTTAGGTGTACGATTGTCTCGTAGATTCTGTACCATGCGCATAAGTCCTTGTTGTCCGGCAGTTAACATTTCAGCCGGTGTTAAAGTAACTTTTATTTCTCGTTGAACTCTTTCCATTTTTCATCCACCCACTCCAAAGGGTCTACTCCTTCCATCGCCCACCATCTACCCTCATTACCATGAGCGTGTAGTAGGCGGTGATGTTCTTCACAAAGCGGTACTGCAAACTGATCTCCTGTTCGCCTCATTCCACGTGAGCCTTCCATGATGTGTGTAAGGTGATGCGCTTGCGAAGGTCTACTACAAATTAAACATCCATGTGATCGCACAAAAGTTAGATACTTCTGTGAACGTATCTTGTCCGCCCAATCGTTAGAAGGGGATGTCATCGTCAGAAGGTTTAAACGATGTGTCACTACCTATAGCGGTGTTTTGTGTACCAGTAGTATTTTGTGATTGATAGCCAACATCAGGTGGTTTAGGTGTTCCTTGAAAGTATTTCTTACCTTCTTTAGAAACTTTCTCCCAACTGTTTGCCTCTAAATCTTCACCATTAAGAGTCAACTTAACTAGGTATGTAGGTCTATTATCACCCTCAACTTTGTTCCTGTTCTTGTATATGCGTAGCTTATGTTCCTCGCCTTTCACACGAAAGAACACGCTCACATCTACTGCGCTATCAGGGTTCTCATTATTAGGAAATATCCTAAGACTATCAGGGTATTCTTTTTCCATATTTTTCTCCATTAATTAAACAAGTCATGTAAGGCGGAAGTTTTGTGAGTAACCGCCTTACACTATCCATTTCTTAACCCAAAGAGGACTAGCCTTTGATTAATTGGGTGGCTGAAAGCACACACCCATCGGTTAAACTTCATCTTGATCTATGACCTCTCTGATTTTCTTCAACTCGGCAACTGCCTCATCAAACTTTTTCTTATCTTGCCTTTGCAACTGTGCAGTTTTTTCCGCACTAGCTAACCAAAGTTTTTCTACTTCGATTACAGTATCTTTACCTCTAGCCTCTTCAAGAAGGTTTTCTATAAAGACATGTAAATCCTCTGTGTTGCTAGGCTCTTTTACTTTGCCACCTTTCTGTACCTGTGGCTCAGCACCTACATGATCTGTATCTGCTATCTGTCCATCATCGTCTACATCTGTAGCTATGTTGAGCATAGAACTCAGCGCATACCTACGCATGTAAGTCAGCGCAGAACCTAGAGCCTGTGCGCCATCACGTTGTTGTCTTAATGGCAACTCACTTTCTATCCACTCACCACTACTATGTAATAGTCTCGTGACTAAGGTGTTGCCTTTATTACTAACGATTGGTATTTGCACCACAGATAAACCATGCTTGCTAGTTATAGGAACTATAACTTTTAATATATCAGCTAGATCAGCGTAACTATACTTGTAGCTTTTGCCATCGTGTGTACGCACCTCAACTGTTTTTGTCTTAGGTATGGTTGGGAACTCAGACTGCGCCTCCGCTAGTGCCTTTCCTAACTCACCTAATGTTTCACTTGTACGACTAGATGTAATTACACCTGTCGTGTCATCAATCATTTCCATTTAATTCTCCTTGATATTGGTCACAAAATGCAGACACATCACAGAACTTTGCACAACGAATCGCTTCGCCCTTGCGATGTTCTATGACGTAATCTTCGTGTTCCTCAACAAATTCTTCGGCTAATTCCTGTGAGTCATAGAGTTTAAACGCTCTCTTACCACCGGATTTCATCACCGCAAACTTGTCAGGTCTCTTCCATCTTTCCTCGTCTGTACAATCAGGCAAGGTGATAGCAGATAACTGATGTGCCTCCACTTTATCACGCACAAACTGTTCTTGTTCTGCAAACGTCCATAGGTCTATGTCAGTAACAGTAACTTCACTTTGTGGATAATCAGGATTTCTTTCAGCTTCAAATGAGGAATGATCGCGGATGATGTTAACAATCTGTAGTTGGGATACTTCCCTACCATTCTTGCGAGCAAGCCAAGCGTATATATTGAGTTGCTCAACATCACTTCTGCGACCATTCATCACGGCATAAGCCTTACGAGTTTTCCAATCCATAATTGTTATGCCTTGAGGGTCTAATCTTTGTACGTCTATTTGACCTGATACTGTCCATCCACAACATTGAGCAAAGTATCTTTGCTCTAAGATATAACCATCTAGTGTTCCTAGTTCTAGGATGTGATGCACCGCCCTTCCAAACAGAGACCACACTTGCTTGGAAACATCGACTACGATTTGATCGTCATGTTGATATGCTAGGTGTGCTTGTCTAGGTGGCTTGAGTAGTCCTGTTGCGGATATGTCAGCCTTGCCACGTGAATACGTATCACGGACGACTGCTTTCGCAAAAACATCCGGAAGATTATTCACATTGCTATACTTCATATTACACTCTCGCTATCTATTAAATACTAGATTCAATAAGTTGTCAAACATTTGTGTAAATTTGTGCAGATTAAGGGGAAAAGTATTTATCGCTATCGAGACCTTTTCCCCTTATAACTGGAGTGATAAACCATGAATAAATTTATCAACGTAAAAATTTTTTAAAAAAAAACTTGCACGCAAAATACATTCTATAGTATTTTGTAAATAGAACAAGTGGAGGGGTAAGACCATAGCACTTGTTCATTGATGGTTACTATGGGATGCATACATAGCCAAATGCGAGACCGAAAGTGTGAACGCAGTATGCCTTAAAGCACTAGATTTAAGTAAGTAGCACACGAATCAGACATTGAGTGCAGTAGTCTGATGCCAATAGCGATGTCCGAGAAGATTAGCATGGCGTAATGTCTACTCTTTGTTTACACACAAGGATGTTAGACCTATGCCATAACTCAATCCTCAAAGAATAGCATGAGAGTAAGTCCATAAAAAACTGGAGAAAAATATGGAAAATGAATATGCCTTTGAAGGTGTTGTAATCAGGCTGACTCAAGCTGACTATGACAAATGGCTTAAAACCTTCACAAACATACCTAACTTAGATGCAGTCCTGATGTCACGTGACGTGTGGTTATCAGAGGAGGCTGACGATAAATCAAGAAAGAAATGGTATATGTCCACAGTAAATTATCTTGTCAATGTAGATGCAAGATTCAAAGACAAGAATAAGAAGGACGAGCAAGGACGTAGGCTTGGTGAAGATGGCAAACATATATTTAAGAGGATGCCATGAACGAAGTAAAACTAACTAAGACTTTAGACCAACAACTAAACGATAAAGGAATACATCTTAGGCACTATGACATAGGGCAACAGAAAACTACATGCCCTGAGTGTTCGCATGAACGCAAGAACAAACGTGACTTGTGCCTGTCAATAAATATAAATGAACAGGGCGCACGATGGCGATGCCATCATTGCTTGTGGGAGGGCAACGCATGGCGAGAGTCATTGAAGAAACCACCACAGATACGAAAGGTTGCGCCTAAGAAACCATCCATAATACCCAACACAAAAAGTGTACGAGGTACATGGGCGGAACAATTCTTAAACGAGCGAGGAATAGACACAGACTTTGCAGACAAACATGGAGTGGGTGTAGTCTCACACTTTGTTAATAACAAACGACAAGACTGCATTGCATTTGTGTACAAGAACGAGGAGGGTGTGCCTGTAAATATCAAGTTCCGCACGCCTGACAAACACTACGCTCAACTGCCTGACTGCGAGCGCATACCTTACTTAATAAATAGTTTAAACACAGAAGAAGATACGATCCTCATTTGCGAAGGCGAGATGGATGCACTCACTTGGAAGTTAATCACGGAGAACGTACTGTCTATACCTGATGGTGCAAGTGATAGAAAGATGGATTGGTTAAGCGAGTTTGATTTCAACAAGTACAAAAGAATTTATCTAGCACTTGATAACGATGATGCCGGTATCCAATGTCGTGAGGAGTTGGCAAGGAGGATAGGTAGGGAAAGATGTTTCATAATTACTTATCCTGATGATTGTAAAGATGGCAATGAGATATTATGTAAACACGACAGATCATCGCTGCAACAATGTTTAAACACGGCTGAGCCATATCCAATCAAGTCTTTGTATACTGCAAATGGATTTATGGAAGAGGGTTTGCAGTTGTTTAGGGGGGGGTTGCGCAAAGGATTATCTACAGGGATAGAAACCCTAGACGATATATTCTTAGTACGTCCATCAGAAGTAACCATATGTAGCGGTGTGCCTAACTGCGGTAAGTCTGAGTTCATAGATGCAATCGCAGTAAACATGGCACGTATGCACGATTATAAGTGGGCGATATGTAGTTTTGAAAACCCTGTAAGCGAACATCTAAACAAGCTTGCAGAAAAGAAAGTAGGTAAACCTACAAGGGATGGTGCTACTCCTAAGATGGATGAGGAAGAGTTGCTAGATGCTTACGATTGGTTGGCACAACACTTCTTCTTCATAAGATCAGAGGACGAATCACCTACGATAGATTGGTGCTTGGAGGCAAGCATCAGCGCAGTATTGAGGTATGGTGTCAACGCAGTAATCTTTGACCCCTATAACGAGTTCGATCATCAACGACCACAAGGCATGACTGAGACAGAATACGTCAGTCAGATGATGTCCAAGATAAAAAGGTTTGCGCTCACGTATGGTGTGCATGTGTTCTTCGTAGCGCATCCGGCTAAGATGCGTAGGTCTGCTGATGGTGAGTTCCCTTTAGTAGAACCCTATGACATTGCCGGTAGTGCAAACTTTGCAAACAAAGCTGATGTGATATTGATAGTTGAAAGAGACTTCACACAGGGAAGTAGGGATGTGCGGATACACACAAAGAAGATGAGGTTTAAACAGTCAGGTAGTCTAGGTCAGGTAGACTTGGAGTATGACCCTGTTAGTGGACGATACTCCAAAGCCTTCGGCTATCCAACTATTTAGATTTTTTCTTCTTAGATTTTTTAGCCGGTGCTTTACCACCTACCCACGCCTCGTTTACATCAGGTGTACTAGGGTCATCGGCTACAAACTTACCGGCTTTATTTCTTACCCTCGTAGGTGTAGCAGTTGCTGAAACGCTACCGCTTTCTGCGGTAACACTACCACTATAGATAGCTTTACCCTCTGACTCTGCGGTATCTTCTACAGATACTTCTACTTCTTCTTTAGGTTCAGGCTTATCTACAATCCAATACTTGAACCACGATTTTATTTTACTTAACATATCTTTGTTTTCCTCCATTCGTTTATTGTTAATGATAAGTTAGTTTTCTCTACGATACGATCTAAGTCAGCATCCTCTTGCTCTCTCCACATACGAATCAGTTTGTACACATACTGCCTTGACACACCTACAAGATTGGCAATCTGATTGCCATTCATGCCCTCCTCATGCAGTTTACGTATCCTTGCGGTACGCTCTGCACTCTCAGGCGGATTAGATGGTTGACATAATGCATCATACTCATCCTGTGTAAGATTAAGATTGAGTTGATATCTTATTGTTGAGACTGGTTGCAAGATTATGTTGGATATCTCTGTTAAAGAGTCACCTCTCTTGCGTAAATCTATGGCTTGCTCAAGCCAATAGGGAGACTTATTTCTTCTTGGCATCATTCTCCTCTGCTTGTCGCATTGCGTTGTCTATGATGTCATCTAACTCAGCGTTGGTAGCCGGCTTAGTTCCATTCATTTCGTGTAGCTTTTCTTTTGCTTTTATTAATTTTTCTGCTTGTTTGACAACACCACGTGGGTCACCTTCAAGTATGTCTTTGCCTGTTATATACCTGTCATGTGCATGTGCAAACCAACTAGGTGCAAACGTATCAAGATTATGCTTTGCTATAAGACCAACTAAATCCTCAAACCACAAGACGTATTTTCGTACTGTGTTTAAACCTTTACTCTCTATGTCAAATATCCAATGGCTTTCAGCTAAAGACCTCAAGTCCTCATCGCTTTGCAACTGCCTATACCTACCTGTCTGTACCATGTGATACACATTTGATGTGTCGCTGAACTTCTTGAACTCTTCACCCCTAAGTATAGGGTCATTAGCACGTTCTCTACCCACGATGATTACCTTCTTGGGTAGCACAACAATTTCTTTTTCTTTCCTATTGTCATAAGCACAGATGATATCTGTCTTGCGTACCATGCCTTGCAAGAGTATGTACTCGTTGTCTATAGCCATACGTAACGCAAACCGCTCAGCCACTTTTCTGTCGGTAGTCCACGAACACCCTTGTTCATTAAAGCTATGACACCCTCTGAATACTGCAAATTCATCAGGCAAACTAAGAAAGAAAGCCTTGTCGTCAGACTCAAGTGTGCCTAAACGATGCTCGCTTTGTAACATGTCATAGTTAAAACCCCAATCATCATACTCAAACATGTCATTAATATGAGGCATGAAGTCAGATGGATTCTCAACTGAGTTCCAATACTGATGGAACATAGTCCAAAAGTTTATAGGCTCTACCTCTCTGTACAAAGCATGTAGTGCCTCAATCCTATAAGGC